TATCTGATTGAGCAATAGATACGTGCTCAACACCTTCAATTGACACCATTGCTAAGTCGTTACCATGTTCAATTGCATCTTTTGCCACCTGAACAGTGTTGGATTCATCACCTAGCAACTCTAGAAAGTTCTCGTGCAAGACTTTTGCAAACTCAGGATGTAACTCTTGTAAGCTCCCAACTGGCTCAGGCAGAGTAGGCACATTCATGGCGACGATGTCTTTTGCTTTAAACTCACTCATGGCTGGCTCCTTTTTCCACAACATCCAATTCAATGATTTTGTAAACCTTGCCTTTCGCTTCAAAAGGTTGACCATTAGTTGCTTTCTCAATCCAACTGCTATACGAATATGCAAAACCCCAAATGAAGCAGCATAAGCAGAAGAACAACGTAAACCAGATACTATTCATCCCCGCCTCCGTATATTGATTCGTGGTCTTTCAAACGCTTTTCTAAACTTGAGAATGTGACCATGTCACCAGAAGCCCGATAGTTAGAAATGGCAGTTTTTACAACCTCATAACCACCAGCCTGATTAATAATTTCAACTGACTTCACCAGACGCTTGAGGTCATCCAAAGAAAACTCGAAATCATTGCAATTAATATTTTGCTCAATCAGATATTTTGCATCTTCTATTCCGAACCATCGAATAAACTGCTCTGGTTTCATTATTGTTCTCCGTCACGTTTAACGATGGCATAGGCATCTAAGAGATCCTGTGTAATAACTATTGGCCTGGAACTCTCAAGCTGAAAAAAGAACACCTTTAGGTACTTGGAACTCCAATCAAACTCCATTTTTGGAGTATCAGTTTGCATAAGTACTAGATCAGCACATTTATCAATGCCCTCTTTTCTTACTTGCCCCCTGCTGTAAAATATCCCCCCAACGACTAATTCCCCCTTCTTATCCATATCTCTTAACACTTCGAATGGCGTTAAACCTTCAATTAAATGCCCTGTTCGCGAAGCGCTATAAACATTAAATAACCCACTCATACCGCCTCCTTGTAACGTTTAGTCATGGCTTCCTGCTTGAGCTGGTCTAGCATTTTCAGCTTTCTTAATTTCTCGTAGAGGTTCGCTGCTGCTCTTGTTTCTTCATTACGAGTACCGAGGTTGTACGCTCTACGCAGCTTCATCATTGAGTTGTAATCTGCAAATTCGATCATGCTTTCAGCTCCCCTTTAACATTCAGGATGTCTTTTGCGTATTGAGTTGCCTTGTAATGATTTTTCCCAACACGTTCGAAATATTTCCATTCAACAAATTTTTGAAGATTGCTGTAGATGGTTCCTCGATTGAAATCAAACACTGATTCCTTCACGTCTTTGACACTGAAAGGCGCTGATGCATGACAGCCAAACATGAGCAAGCTAAGTTGATCATCAAAGTTTAATTTCTTTGTTCTATTTAAAGTTTTCACGCTGCACCTCCAAACTCTTGCAAGCTAGCGAGATAAGCAGGATCAAGATCTGCAAATGTTGCTCTTGCTAAATCAGTTCCTAAACGTACAGTTCCCCCCTCTCCATCACGGCACTTTCCGATGATGATTTCAGCCGTTCCCGCCTCTTTAGAGTTCTTGTCGTAAACTTCATCGCGGTAAATGAATAGAATCACGTCCGCATCCTGCTCCAATTGCCCAGATTCACGAAGATCGGCATTAACTGGACGTTTGTTAGGTCTGTTCTCTAAGTTGCGGCTAAGTTGAGATAGAGCGAATACAACGCAATCAAATTCTTTTGCGATTGCTTTCAACCCTTTTGAGATTTCACCAATTGCTCTAACTTGGTTATCAGTAACAACTGGGCTTTTCATGATTTGTAGGTAATCAACGAAAATTGCGTCTACACGGCCATACTTAGCTTTAAGTAATCTTGCTTGACGACGGACATCAGAGAGTGATGCATTAGCCGTGTCATCAATTCCGAATTTGGCATTTTCAAGCATCTTGTTAGCCTGAACTAAACGCCCCCAGTCATCATCCTCAAGAAACTTAGACTTGATATTGCGAAGCTTGATTTGTCCGACACCTGAAACAATACGGTCCCTGATTTCTTCCTCAGTCATCTCAAGTGAATGGAACTGAACAACAAGGTCTTGGTTGATTGCCATATCACTCATAATGTTTTGAGCAAATGTTGTTTTGCCCATTGATGGACGGGCACCAATCAGAACAAAGTTGCCACGACGTAGAGCACCGATTTTGTTGTCTAGTGCAATGAATCCTGTTCTTAAGCCCGTTTCAACAAATGTGCCGTTCTTACGAGCTATATCGGCTTCATTAAGTTCAACGTAGAGACGTGCTACAAACTCATTCACATAGGTAAGTGATTTCTTCTCAGAGTTGTCACCGATTTCAGCAATCATGTTTTGTGTTTTGTTGAGCATGTCATCAAGATTTGTGGTGAAGTCCTTTGCCATACCTTGCATAAGCACAGAGATGTCTACGAACTTACGACGAACCATTAAACGGTGAAGCTTCTCGATGTGTTGTTCCAGTGTTGAAATAAGCGTAGGCGCTTCTGCATTCAGCGTAAGCATGTACTGCTCATCAATGTGGTGAAGATTCAATGGGTTTTTCTTGATTTCGTCCCATACAAGAATGAAATCAATTTGTTCACCACGATCGTGGATTGCTTTAATCGCATCAAAAATAATCTGATGCTTTCCTGAGAAGTAATCACGGTTTAGGCGTTGAACATATTGATCTACACCATCAGCAAGAGATAACAAAGAAACTAATACACCTTGCTCTGTAGGGACTGAATGTAAGTAATCCATTATTTAGCCCCCTTGTATTCTTTGCGAAGTAAAACTGGGGCATTGCGTGGAGCTGTTTCTTGTTGCTCAACAACTGGATTTTCTAATTGCTCAAGCTCTGCATTTGTCTCCTGCCAATTCCAAGCTGCTTTGAAAGATTCCCAACCATGAACAACGATAATTTGGAATACACGCTCATTGCTTAGCTTTGCTTCCTGAGCTTGTTTGAAAACAAGTTGTAAAGCACGTTGAGTTACTGGTTTTTTCTTCTTGTTGCGAAGATCAAGATATTCAGTTGCTGTTTGCTCAGATACTCCGTTTTTCAACAAGAAATCTTTTGCTTTGAATTTTTGAGTTTTTGGTGCTGAATCAGCACAAATAATATCTGTAGTATTCTCTGTGTATTCTCTGTATGTATTCTCTGTATTAGATGGGCGGATTTGTGCATTCAGTATGGCGGAATTGTGCATACAGTCTGGCGCATTTGTGCATTCAGTATGGCTGTTTTGTGCATTCAGTATGGCGGAATTGTGCATACTATTAATATCAATGCTTTCAGAGTATTCGATCAAAGCTTGATATAAGTTTTCACGCTCTACACGGTAGTAAACACGACGAGGCACACCCATCTTTTTCTCAGAGATGAATTTAAGTGATTTAAGTGTTGCTCTGGCCGTATCTTGCTCACGACGAGTAAGACCAGTTTCTTGAGTCCACTCATGATGTGTTTTAAAGATCCAACCTTCACTGTCTTTAGTGCGAGAAGTCCAGTAGACCAATTGAGAGAGCATTAATGCCCCATTGATCCCACATCCTAAAAATACATAGTGCTTGTTGAATGCTATTGGCTGTTCGTTCATAGCTTCAATCAACTTAATAATTGGAATTGATGCACCCATCAAACACCTCTCAATACAAATGCAGCTAAATCAGCTTTCGCTTTAGCCAATGCCATAGAGTTTTCGAGAGTTCGATTAAGCACATAAGCCTCAACCGCTTTTTGAAACAAACTAATCTTCCGATTTAGTTCAATGTCTGCTAATATTGAATAGTTCATTTAATCTACCTTGTTTGAACATTGAGCCTGATCCACAAAATCAGGCTTTTTCTTTATATCCAAGCTCAAAACACATTCCGAAATCTTCAATGTCATCTTGAAAAAGATCGTCAATGGTTTGCTTGCTTTCCATCCACGCTTTTGACATCACAAAAAGCGCATTCAGCTTTTCTTCGCTAATCATTCGATATTTCTTGAGGACAGTCTTAAATCCAAGAATGTCCAACAGCACTAAACAGTTCTCAAGCTCAGTCAAGCCATTGGATTTTCTATCATTTTTCATTCGTGATAATGTGCTTGGATCAATCCCCAACTGTTCAGCAACCTGACTTTGATTGCTTGATGCAAGGGCTTGCAAAACTCTAGAAACTTCATTTCTAGCCCTTGCACTCAATTCGGTTGATACTTTGCTCATGGTTTAGTTCCTAAGCGGTTGCATTAGTTCGTTTAATTGGCTCTTTGCCACTTGCTAAGTCTCTGATTTGGTATTCGCGAGCTAAAGGGATTTTTTCATTAGGCCACTGATAAACAGCAGGTGGCTCAATTCCTAATAACTTTGCTAAGCCAACACCATTCACACCAAGCAACTTATAAGCTTCCTGTTTGGTCATTTGCTCAACCTCAAAAATAAGATTTCTTAGTATTAAAACAAAGATAACTTATTTTTGCAAGATGTAAGATAACTTATATGAAGAAACTAGAAACTATGGGTCAGCGTATTCGCGCCTTACGAAGAGAAAAGAAATTAACTCAAGGCGATTTGGCAAAAATCGTCGGGGTTAGTGCGCCTAATGTCACTGGTTGGGAGAAAGATGCATATGCACCTAAAGCTGATCCTTTAAGTAAAATGGCCGCTTATTTTGGTGTGTCCACTTCGTATATTACAAATGGTGATGAAAGTGGTCCTCAATTGGACAACAATGCTGTTCAATTAAATGTTCTTGATATTGAAGCCTTTAAGCAGAAGTACAATATTCCAGATAGTGAAGAAGCTGTTAAATTTGTCCAAACACCAACTAAGCCATTCCCTATTCAAAAAAGATACGTTCCTGTTAAAGCCTATTCAAAGATGGGTATGGATGGGTATTTCACAGATATGGGATATGATGGGAACGCAGGTGATGGATATGTTCCAACTCATACAGCAGGTCCACGAGCCTATGGTATTAAAGGCACTGGCGACTCAATGTTTCCAGCAATTCGGAACGGTTGGTATGTAGTTTGCGATCCAGATGCTGAACCAGTTCCAACTGAATTTGTACAAGTGTGCTTAAAGGATGGACGCTGCACAATTAAGGAATTTGTTGGAATAAATGGTGGGGTTTTGAGTTTGTTGGCTGTTAATGGTGGCGAACGCCTATCTTTTGACATGGATGAAGTTGAAAGTATTACCGCTATTACAGATATCGTGCCGCCAAGTCAGCACAGACAAGAACATCCTTATTCGCATTAATCACAGGAAGACTTATGAACAACTCTAAACTACCAATCAACCAGATTATTGAAATATCAATTATTGGGGTTGTGGTGAGACACAATAGGGAAATAACTCATTAAAGGATTCGGGACACCTAATCCCGAATTGCAGCCTAGGAAGCTGCTAAAGGTGATCTAAAGATACGTTGCTCAGGGAGCAGGACAAGGTCCAGTGTCAATAGTGAGCTGACGCCCCTACGGTGTGCGCACACTTTCAGGGCAAGCGCTAGGCATAGCGCTATATAAGTTACCAATTATATTGGTAGGTGCCTACCAGCAATTACAAGGTTTATGCCATGTTTTTACTGGAACTGCGAACTAAGAATGGATTTAGATTAAAGATAAAAATCGACTTTTTATCGATATTCAAATTCTTCACTTGGTAAGCACCGAGGGGGAGGTTCGAACTCCCCCTCACCCTTATTTTTAAAAATACATAAACTGATAATTAATAGCAAATACCATGAGCAAAAAATACAAGCCACTGGAACTACACGAATATAGAGGCTTAACAAGCTCTGAGCAGACGGCAATACACCAAATGCTCATCTCCTATGTTCGTGAGGAAAATTGTCGCTTTAACATAATCATGTCTGGCAAAGCAGAACCCTATAATCTGGTAAAACTAACTAGTATTAATTTTGAGAATGAAGCATCAGCAATTTGGGTTCATTTTGAAACCATCACAGGAGAGCAAATAGCTTTACCCATTGGCTTTCTTTCAAGAATTGAGTTTTCAGGGCAGCAAGAAATTTAAACTGTGAACCCGACACAGTCTTTACAACAGATCGGGTGGAGAAGAAAATGTCGTTAATTGATGAGATGATTAAGAATCCAAGCAACATTGTTATGGTTGGTTACTTGGATGAGTCTGCCGACCACCCAAGTAGACTAGATATTAGTTTTGATAATGGTTTTGAATATCAAATTGAGGGTGTGCCTAGAGAATTATATGAAAAACTTGAGAAATCTAGTCAGCAATCAACTTTTTTTACAACCGAAATTTATTATCAGTACAAAGCTAAAATCAAAATTATTAAACCTGAGTAACTTATTGGTTTTTGAAACAATCCCAAAGCCAACCTAATTTTTCTTTAGCACAATCAAGCTTAGCAATAGTTTCGACTGTTCTGAGCTTTTCTGTGCGCTCATACCCTTGAATAACTTGCTTTACCATCGAGCCATTAACTTTCAATAACTCTCGTTGGGCATCAAGTACAGCATTAGTGATTTCTTGTATATTACTTAACGGGTCATTTTTAAGGGCATTTATTAAAAAATCTAATGGTTGCTCTGTTTCAACCTCGTTCGCTAGTTTAAAGGG